GGAAGTAGACAAGGCTGTATTCTCTGTCATCTTTGGCAACCAATGGGAGTATTGTGTAGTAGACTTCAACAAAGATTATTGGAAAGAGATTAGCACACAAGCCTACCAGTTCTGGCAGATGGTAGAGTCTGACGTTGAGCCGGTACAAAATGTTGCTAACAAAATTGATTGGTCTAATGTTAAGATTGATGGTCTCATCAGACGTGATGCAAGCAAAGACAATCAATTCATGGATGCAGCTCACAGATTTGTGAACTATTCACAACAAGCTAAAGAACATGAAGCTACCAAAAAAGAATTGAAGTCAATGGTAAAAGATACAGAACGTGAAGTGTATTGTGATCTGTTGACTATCAAGCGTGACAAGCGCGGTGCTTGTCGCATTACAATCCACTCTGACTAGGAGGTAACATGGCAGAGAAAAAACTATCCATCGCCGATGCGTTCATTGCATGGCATGCGCAAGAAGTAAAGGCCAGCAAAGATGGCAAGAACCCACACTTCCGTTCAACATATTCTACGTTGGAAGAAGTGATTGCTGCTTGCCGTAAAGCAGGTCAGCATGGTCTGACATTTACACAGCTAATCGATATGGATGATACTGGTCGCATGTTTGTGAAGACTGTTGTCATGCATGTTAGCGGTGAGGTGTTGACTAGCCGTACACCTATCGTATCACCTGACCTATCTAACCCACAAAAAATGGGGTCAGGTATTACCTATGCCAAACGCTATGGCTTGCAAGCTGCGTTTGGTCTGCCATCAGAAGATGATGATGGCAACAAAGCGGCAGAGCCAAAGGTTTACAAAGAGCCTATGCCGCACAATACCCCAGCAACTAAGCCATCTGAATTTTAAGGAGTGTATATATGGCGTATGAAATGAAAGTCGGTAAGGGTTCAGCGTTCCCTGTACAAGAGGACGATGAGCGTCTTGGTGTCCCTATTCTTTCTGGCACAATCAACATAGAAGATTGGGTCAAAAAGATTGATGACCCACATAATCCGCGTGTGGTGTTGTTCAAAAAAGAAATCAACGGCAAGCGTACTCTTGGCGTGTATGTAGAGCTTGGATTGCTGTGGGATAATGGTGATCAAGTTCCAGAGGGCAAGCCTAACTATTCTGGTTCGTTTGGCAATATGAAGATATCTGCTTACAAAAACAAATCACAAGCTGGCAATGACTATCTTGGTCTTAGTGTATATGCGCCTAGCGGTGAACCACAAGGGCCATCTGAATTACCAATGTCGCCAGCCGTACCACTAGGTACAGGAGTGGATGATGACATACCGTTCTGATCGCACAACAACGGCAAACCCATACAACGCAACGCCCTATAAAGTGGGCGTTGTCGTTGAACATTTCGTTGAGTTCTGCTTCTCTGCACAAAACACGGCAGAGGCAAAACTTATTACCGAAAACAAATTACGTAAATTCAAAAGTCCAGCACAATTAAAGACTGCTGTGCTGGGTGACATCCATTTTATTGAGGTCAAGGAAGTATGAACAGGGAGGATATATTAGCATTTGCTAGTCAGGCCGTTGCTGAACGTGGTCAAAACTACGGCAAGCCAAGCGAAAACTTTGAGCGCATTGCTGGTTTATGGTCAAGCTACACTGGCTATAAATTCAACATTGAAGACGTAGGCATTATGATGATGCTAGTTAAGATAGCTAGACTTATGGAAGCACCACATCATACAGATAGCTGGGTAGATATTGCAGGCTATGCTGCTGTTACCGCCGAAGCGATAGCAGATAGTCTAAATAATCAGCCCCTTCCTGTGGATCAACAAAGCAATGTGTCCAGTTTGTCGGAGACATTGAATGGGGATTAATGATTTGAAAAATAGCTTGTCCAAAGTTTTGTTGATCAAATCCTTTGACCATAGCATAAGTGTCATGGAACTTGTAACCTCGACAACGAGCAAGCCAAGCTGTTGCTTTCTTTTCCACGTTCTCGATTTGCGCCAAGCCCCAGTTATGTCTGTGACCACTAATGTACAGGTCGGCGTGACCCTTGAACCTAGCCATTTTGTTCTGGGCATGAAGCGCATTCCATTGGCTGTGTCCAGCCATATCGTGCGCCGCATGTATTCTACACTCTCTGCCATTTGGAAACCGAAGACAGATTCTAGCCTCCCAATCCTCACGAATGGTGTGACCAGACGCAATCCATTTCAGCGGGTCTCCCGCGCCAGACCACATGTCATGGTTGCCGCCAATGAGAATAAGCGGATTCATCTCGTTTATCAGCCACTCAACTAACTTCCACGCTGTTTTGTGGGATGTGTCCTGTTCGCTGTACAATCGCCCCAGACGCCCAACCCAGTTATTCTGGTAGTCACCTACCGAACATCCATAGATGTGCGTGTGTGAGGCTATTATGGACAAATGATGGCGTAATGAATCCCAATCGCAGTAATTATCATCGATGTGTGGGTCGCCTAGCCATAACAATCCAATAGGATCGTCTGACTGCATGTCAACATTATACCATCTTGTCGCGTCTTTATGCGCCTTGCGCTTTTGAAACCGCAGATGAAGATGATTAACTATGTCCTCAACAGGCAAATCATCTTCTGGTATTTCTGGTAAAATATATGATTCTTGTTTTGACTTTTGTAGCTCTCGATAGAACTTACTCTTTGACATTCCTAAAGCATCTGCTGCTTTTTCTATTGTGCCAAATTCTTTATATGCTTCTTCAATGTTATGTTTGCCCATTACATTCTAACATCATGTCACGTAAATGTTTGCCACGATGTCCTACCTGATTAAACCAAAGCGAGTCTTCCATTTCATGTGCAGCTTTATCCCACATGCGGTCTTCTAATGCAGCTATAAATTTTTTGAATTGAGAAAACCGAGGCCAGCCCATATTAAATACCATTGATGCTATAACCATTTGCGCTGGTTCTGGCAAATCACGCCACCAATCCATGCGCTCATCAAGTTCCGCAAAAACAATTTTGATATCATCGTCCAGTATAACTTTGGCAGCTTCTGCTGATATTGGCATCATCATGTTATGACCATAGCCAATAGTCGGTACGCCAACTGTGTCATGATACATTTCTAAACGCAGACCCTCATGCTGGGCAACGAGTTCTGTAAACTTTGCTATGTTCATTTCTTAAACATCTTTGTCAACTGCTGTACACCAAAAGACGCAGCAAATACTACGCCGACGGCAGTCTTATAAAAATCTGGCATTGTGTCAAGCGCAGCAAAACCACGCTCAACAATATCCTCATTACCAGTGAAGGCTAATATCAATGGAATACTTACAAGAATTGTAAGCCACTCGTCTTTCCACGATGATGATGAGTTCTTTGCCTGTTCAAGATTCCATTCCTGTTCGCCAGCAGCAACACGCTTGGCAACAGCAGCTTTAGCTTTCTGTGTTTCAACCTTGCTTTCAACCCATGAACCAGCGATGTTAGCTATCGGTGCTATTAATGCTTGCAACATATCATTTATCCCAATACAAACGCCAAATTTTCCAACCAACATAAATGATTGACATTACACCAAGCACAAGCGTTACCCACATGTTCAAAGTGGGCAACCACAATGGCGCAGATATACCACCTGTTGCTATGATGAAATCATCAGGCTTCATTATCCAATCCCTAATGGTACAGATGGCGCAGTATCAACGGCGTTTTTATAATTAGTTTTGACAGCATCAGTCCAAACAGCAGCAGCAATAGCTTGAACCTCTGCACTTTCAGATGAAGTATCATAGTCTGACCAAGTATCACCTTCTTTGCGGCAACACTGTATAACCCTACGATGAAACTTACGGCTTAGTTCTACACCATCTTCAGAAACAACAGTGGCCTCTCTTATTTGTATGGTTTTGTGATCGCCAATCACTTCAATTTTATCTTCAACAATTTTTTTAGTAAGTGCCATAAGTTAAGCTCCTTAATTAAGCTGTTGTATATGTGAATGTAAATATAAGTTGTGCATTTGCTTGAATGCCAACATTTGTCCAAGATTGGCCTGGCCCAGTTTGAAAAAAGAACAGAAAGTCGTTACTAGAATATGCACCATAATACATACAAACATCTGTAAATCCTGTGCTAAGACTAAATCCGCTATGCATTGTGCTTACAGCTGCTAAAGCCTCATAATGTGTGCCAGTTTCAGTCGTAACAAAAGGTATATTGTATAGCAATAAATTGCCAGTACCATTAAGACCGCTCCAATTCACATAACCAAATATTGTTACTGTATTTCCTATCTTAGTATATCTAGCTAATTGAGTAGAATAAGACGCAGTACCTTGAGTTGTTGAACCTCCAATAACAGGCGTCCAAGTGCCTGTTTCATAATCATCCAACAATTCACTTTGCATAGATGCGCCTGTAACACTGGTGTTAGCCGTTGCACTAAAATTAATGCCACTTCCAGACGGTACAGATATTCCATTCGAATCAACACGCATACGCTCTACTGCTGCGCCTGTTCTCCAAACATAGCCACCATCGTAATTATCATGATACATATTGCCATCAGAGAAGGGGAATATATGAACCCCATCAGTGTTTTGTGTATGGTTACCGCTAGAGTTTTTAAACTGTAACTGACCCATACGAACAAGACCATTTGTTGCGCTAGAAGATTCAACTTCTAAATCACCTGTTGGCGAATTAGTACCAATGCCAACACTACCAACATTAGTTATG